AGATTAGCATGCCCGGCACTGTACAAGCTCCACTTATAAGTGAAGTAACAGTCTTTGGGGTTAAGCCAATTCATACCTTCCACACCATGCTCAAATCCTGGCGGGATTCTAGTGGGCGCAAAATAGTTAGGCTCGGCTCTTACTCTGCCAATCACAGTGCTAAACGCATTGCTTATGGCAGGTAAGAACGTAGCGTAGTCGCTTTGTGTTGAGGATAGGTCTATTGTTTCCATTTTACTTTGACAATGCTGGGATCAGATAATCATATTCAACCAAACCGCTGTTAAGGCTTACACACATCAGACCTTCGTCTGTGAGCTTGACATGTGCGGTTTGTGCGTGAGCGCTCAAATTGAGGATCTTTTGGAACACGCTGATTGGAAAAATGCATTCGCCACGCATGGAGCCTTTAACATTCTCGGCAAACACAAAACGTCCGCTGTGATTTCCTGGATTACCAAAGCTAACTTCCAAGTTGTCCTTGACCAGCTTCATCACAAAAGTGGTTTCGTCTGGGTTAGCATTAGTCTGCAGATTGAAACGCTTGATCGAATTAAGATTCGGAGTCAGCTCAATCTTCCACTTATTGCCAAGATACTGTAGCTCGGGCATCAATACATCCAAATACTGCTTGTTCATCAAACGGTAACTGTTGGTAAAATCTCCAGTGGAGTTAGCAAAATCAATCTTGCTGAGAGTTTTATTGTCATCTCGACCCAAAGTGATTTTGGCATTTTCGGCATACTCCGGACAGTCCAAAATGCTCTGCAACAGACCCAGCTGCCCAAGACCAAACACAAGTTCGTCATCGCTGAATTTGAGTGCGCTCTTGCTGTGCACGATCAGGACCTGATCTGGACCAATGCTTTGCAGCATAATGCCATCCTTGGTTTGCTTGATACGAACTGCTGGCAATATACCAATACCATGCATATACTTGTTAACATCTTTCAAAATATCTAAAATCATGTGATTTCCTCTTTAGTATAGTAATTAGATTAGTTGCGCACACAGCGCCAAATTATGCGAAAAACTTTTTAATAATGCTGGTCTTTTTCTTGGATTCAAGATCCCAATCCAACACGCCCAACAAGTTTTTGATCTTGGCATCAATGACCGTGGCTTCCATTTCCTCTATGTCAAATGGGAGTTCCTTGAACCAGTTGGGCAGGTTCATCTGATCAATGGGATAAGCCACACTGGTCATGCCCAACAAGTTATTCTTAAGCTTGCATACAATGGTCTTTTGACCATCCATAATGGTCATGCTGTACTTGTCTCCGTTCATGTCTTTGAGCTTGTTCCAATTCAAACTGGCTCTCACATGCCCGGGCATTGCCGCTGTGCTTTTCTTCTTGGCTGCTTCCCTAAACTTGGTTAGGTTGTTGACACGCTTGGGTGTGCCCATCTGCCAAGGACTCTTGGTCCTAAAGCTTTGACGAAATTCTTCCACAGTATCCATTACTTCCTGTTCTGTGGAATCAGTAAGCACCATCATCAGCAGCTTTTCCAAGAACTGCTGCACAAATACTGGTGTGTCTGCACGACGCAGGTCCAATCCTTTGACTTTGGTCTCTCCTGGCTTGCCGTTTACGTCCTTGCGTTTGCCTTCCTTGTCATAGACCAACACGGCATAGCGTTTCTTAGTAATAAACAGCCCGCTGCTAGCAACAAGCTCGCGACCACCTTTGATGATAACGCCTTTGCTGGGCGGCACGTGGAACGAGTTATACAAAAAGTCCGGGAAGCTGGCATTAACTTCTTCTGCTACTTGGTCATAGAGCAGCACGGCATTTTCTTTGCTCCACTCCATCTGGTCTTTGAGCACATTGTGTGCAGTGAAGTAGACCGAGTCTGTGTCACCGTAGATAATGGTCTCACCCAAATGGTCATACTGCTCAGTAAAGATTTCATTTACCTTGCTGCTCATGTGCTTAACGATTTGGCGACCATTCAGCGTTACGCTTTGTCCCATGCGTATGTCCGAGAACCTACAGCCAGCATTGAGAATAGCTCCATACAAACTGTTAAGCTGAATCTTACGCACCATTTGCAGTCGATCCCAGTACTCTTGCTCCACTGGATCTGTGGCTTCCTTGGCCTTCTTCTGCATTTCTTTACGTTCTTTGAACCAACGCTCCAACAAGCCCGGGATAATGCCCTCCACTTCATAGGTAAAGATAGTTCCGTTGGCTGTTAGGTTCCAAGGCTTGTTGCTGTCATAGATCAACTTGTAAAACTCGGCAGCACTGTATGTTTCAGTGGTACCAGTTTCCCAATCAACAATCAGCTCTACACCTGGATCCTTGTTCTGCACAGCGTCAAATTCCAGTGTGCTGAACACACCTTCCCAAGCCTTGCTGCGAGGGATTTTTTCTGTTTTCATCTTATGGGCCAACATGGCCTCGGTCATGTCCAAACGTATCTGACCAACAATGGTCTCGGGACTCATGTTGAATGTGCGAATGATGGATGGATACAGACTTATAATGTCGATCGCACCCAAATACTTGTGCAGCCCTTTCTTGGGATAGGCCACATAAGCACCTGCGGCTGCATCGTCGGCTTCTTCGCCCTCTACTGGCTTGGCCTGTCGTTTTCTATCGGGAATTGTCATTCCTCTAGAATGTGCTTCGTTGATAATAGCCTGCTCAGTAGTAGCAACTGCGCCCAGCGTGGTGGGAATCAGCACAGTATTTTGATGCGCGATATCATTGACCAGTTTGATAAAGCCCAGCTTTTTGTCAATCTTTACCAACAGCATAACGTCCTGTCGGTTATATTCTATAAAGCGTCCAAAGTCCTGCTTGTAAAGATGGTCTAGTGTGCCTTCATAGGGTGTCTTGCGCTCGTTAATTTCAAATTCACCAATGCTGTCCAGCGTATAACTTTGCCGTTCTTCATAGGTAAACTTGCGATATAGATCCAAATAGTCGAGATGCACACGACCAATCAGATCATATGTGCCCTGTGTATTACCAAACTTTTCATATTCACGTGGCTTGGGCATTTCATTCCACAAGCAGAATCTGCGCAGATCGTTTTTGCTGAGAACCTGCTCTGTGCGATTGACCAAGTAAGGAATATCATACCCCTCACTGTTCCAGCCGCTTAGTACGTCTGCGTCATCTATTAGATCTAAAAAGGTATCCAGCATTTCTGCTTCGGATTCAAACAGCATGGTATTCTCAAACTGTGAAGTAAGTTTGAGTGCTTGTTCCATATTAATAGTTGGGGGCGGCAGCGCCAATGTGACCATTTGGTCTAGCCAACCTAGATAAACTGAAATAGCAGTGACTGCACTAAATGCGGCGTCGGTGGGACTGAACCCGCGTTCGGGGTCAAAGTCTACCTCGATGTCAAAAAACGCCACATGCAGTTTGGGCGATTCTTTGCCCAAATAGTATTCTTCTAAACAGCGATTAACTACTCTAAAGTCGCTTTCATACAGCTTCTTGCCGCTGTAGATTCTTTTTTCTTTGTTGAATTCTTTGCCGCTCTTGCTGACAAAACGTGTGCAAGGCTTGCCGTAAATTGTATTGTGCTTGCCCTTGGCATCTTCATAATAAAAGACGTATTTGGTAGGATAGCTTACATACACTCTTTGTCCGTTGACTCTTTCAACCACACTAATAGTGTCATCATCTCGATCGTGTAGTGCATCAACGTAACTCATCTGGTCCCCAAATTAAAAAATACCACGGTAGTATAACACTACCGTGGGTGTGAGGTCAACTAAACTCAATTAAACCTTGCGTCCAACAGTGATAAGGATTGTTTCCAAATCTTCCATTTCACTCTGCTGTTCAGTGAAGCTGCTCTTGTGTGCAGTTTTGATTGCCTTGCTGAGAAGGCTGGGCTTCACATTCAATTCTTCTGCGATTGCCTTAACAGTGTCCCGCAGACCTTCTTGTAGGTCGCTGACTTCCTGGAGCACACGCATGCCTTCATTGATTAGCTGTGTAAGCTTGTTCTTTTCGTCTGCGGTAAATGTACGGTCGCTCATGATTATTCCTTGCTAGTAAAAGATTGCCGGTTACCATGTCCGGCGCTGGTATACGTTCCAGCGGAG